CGAATAGTAATTATATGTCGAGTAGATCAAACATCGCCGGACTGAGCGAGCTGGAGGTAGCTAGGGACCAGCTACTGACGGTCATGAAGGGGGAAGTCAACCCCAACTCACCGCACTCTGCGGACGATAGGCTTACCTTTCGGCCACCTGTAAAACCCGACTTTAAGTACGGGGGCTTGGGTGGAATTGCGAAAGCGGCCGGTCGCGTAGAGATGGATCGCGAGAGTTGGTTTGGTGTGGCAAGGCGCAAGTTGGTTGAGTGGCTTCGACCGGCTACGTCGCATGTGTGGGATAGGGACCATGAAGTCGTTGGGTTTTATAAGAAGAAACCCTTGTGGCAGTCGGTGTTTATGGATGGCGGGCAGTACTATGATGCTCCGCACGATCTGTTTTTCACCGGACTAGACAGGAAAGTCGAGTACACACGATGGGTCATGAGTTACGCGGTGCGTAACCAAATTGGTGATTGGGTAGAACGTAGGGACAACCCATTCGCCACCGCGGTGGTGAGAGCCATCGCTCGTGGGGAGGTTGAGTGTGAAGTACCACCAACCGCCGAACCACCCACGCGCAACCTCGGGGAACTGAACACCCCACATATTGAGGTTGCAACAACGCGTCGTAGAAGAAGACGACGCAGGGGCGTTCGCGTCCCAATCCTCGCCGGGGAAATCAGCAGGCGAGTGCATATGAGACTGGGTTCTCTCGAGAAGACACCGGAGAATGAACTATTGGTACGAGCTGACGTATCCCGCACGATCGAAGGATTACACAAACTGGGCGAGCCGGAGTTTGTAAACCTACGGTACACCGATATGGACAATATCACCGACTGGGCCTCCAAAATGTTTTGGATTGAGTCCGTTGCTGAAGAGGACATACGGGAGTACGAATTTGGGTTTACGCGCCGCACAGAGATCGTGCAACCAGTTACCCTAGCCTAGGAACGCTTGGGTGTATGCCTTGGTCGGACCACCATCACATCGGTTCCTAAAGACGATGTTGATCGAATCGGTGGTGACGAGCAATTCAAGATTATACACACCAGGCAGGCAGGGAAGAAGGCCAAGGGGCCGAGGGTCTATTACCGTTTGAGGAGCGGTTTTGGGCCCGATTGGGAGATTCCCAATAATGACATTAAATCCAATGCCCACGCAGTGTTGGAACGGGTGTTCTTCGTTAAGCTAAACGGCAAATTCCAGCGTGCTCCCAAACCATGGGACCATGCTGATGTTATGACCGCAGCGGCTGACCACGAATACCCCGACCGACAAGCCAGGAAATTGGGCACAGAGCATGTGAACAGAACTTTTAAACCGTTCTTGAAGGACTTGGAAATGAGGTATCGTGAGACTGGAGCTGATCCATTAGACCCACTCTCCGAAACCGAGTTCGTAGATGCATACACTGGCAGCAAGAAGAAATTATATGCTGCTGCAGTGGAGAGTCTAAAGAAACGGCCGTTCGACATGCGGAAGGATAGTCGCGTGACCGCTTTTGTTAAAGATGAATATAGCAAAGGCGTACCCCGCATTATCCAACCACGGTCACCGAGATTTAATGTCATGTTGGGACGACACATAAAACATGTGGAACACACAATCTACGAAACTATAGATTGTGTCTTTGACCCGTCACAGGAACACGTGACGGTACAGAAAGGGAGAAACCCTATCGAACGAGGTAACGCTATTGCTGCGGCATGGTTCAAAATTGACGACCCGGTGTGCATCGAAACTGATGCTGCTAGGTTTGATCAGCACTTAAATGAGCCATTGTTAGATAATGCCAACTCAGCAACAAAAATATTCTGTTCCAATAACCGGGACGAGTATCTGGTGTCAGTGAAAACACTGCTGGATGCTCAGCGCCGCAATGTGGGGCGCGTGTACAATCACGAGGGCACTATTAAGTACAAAGTGCGTGGTTGTGGGATGTCAGGAGATATGAACACATCCCTACGGAATGTTATTGTAATGTGCGGCGGAACCTATGAGTTCATGAAACAGATAGGAGTTTCGGAATACTTTTATGGCAATGACGGTGATGATGGATGGCTAATTACTAGCAGGCGCCATCTGAAGCGTATATTGGAGGCCATGGAGGCATGGTGGATAAAGCTGGGGATAACTATGAAAATCGAAGGCGTTTCTTACAATTTGGAAGATATTACATTTTGTCAGGGACGGCCAGTTTATACCGATGATAATGGTTATGTCCTCATGCCCATCCCTCAGAAAAGGCTATATGCAGATTTGGTCACCACGAAGAATCTAGCATCTAAGAAAGTATTTCACGCGTGGGTAGGAGCAGTTGCAGGATGTGGGCTATCAAACACCCGGGGTGTACCGGTTTTACAAAATCACTATCAGTGGTTGGCTAGAACTAGTTATCCTTGGGTTCCCTCTAGCTCGCATTGGCTGCACAATCCGTATTCTTGGTGGACTGGGTCCGCTGAGGTTACACAACGGTGGGAGTACAAGCCACCGTCCATAAGGTCGCGCATATCGTTCTATTTTGCGTTTGACATTGCACCAGCCGAACAGCTAGTGCTCGAGAAGTACTATGACAATCTCGATTCCCTTAAATGGACAACCCCCGTTGAATCCACCCGAACATACATCCCCCCAATATTCCAGGCACTAGTACCACCAGTGCAGAAGGACAGAATATTGGACGTTGACGTCAATGTTTAACCATGTTTTATGGGACACCGCAGCTCGGTCCGTCACCCGCACACCCAGGAAGTGTGCTTAGAAAGGTGATTGACCGTGGGGCCTAGCGACCCTCCGGTGATTAGTAAGCTGAAAATGCCTGTATCCTTACAGGAAGACCCCCATCGCTAAGGTTGATGGGCGGCGAATGGTGAGACACCCCACTGTATTGATTACGGCTGACACAAGCAATTTCTCGCTTAGCGAGTGTCAGAACGCTTACAGGAGGACTGGGAGGGTTATTTAACCCAGCTTGTCGGTAGAAGTGCCCGGAACCGCGAGAGCGGTCAGTAAGTTTGAACCGTCGCGTGATGCGTGGGAGAGCAATAACGAATGCCTCCCACAAAGTTATTCGTTACCAACAACAACAACAACAAAACCATTCAAGGTAAGCGCGCAGCCAGAAATGCGCGCAAGGGACCCCTTAAGGCAGCTGTTACAGCTTTACCAGCCGGCGGGTTCTTAGTAAAACACAGTGAATACTGTGGTGTAGTAGATTTGAAGACTTGCAAATCCGCTCAGCGTTCTAGCACGTCCGGAACAAAATCGGTGTTTACGCCCATGCAACTGCCGTTGAACCCAGGAGAGGGAATCACGTTTCCGTGGCTCACTGGGATTGCCAGCAGGTTCGAGAAGTACCATTTTCGCATGTTGCGTTTCCGTTATGTTCCCACGACCGGTGCTTTGTTCACAGGTGCTGTATCCCTGTGTCCAATTTACGATCCGTCGGAAAGAGTACCAACAGACCGACGAGCACTGTACAACGCAGAAGGCGCAGTCCAGCAAGCTATCTACAAGCCCGCAACATTGACCGTACCCAAAGGCCGACTTCAGGAAGAAAGGTTCGTCCGTCTTACCCATGCCGCGACCATGGACCCAAATGAGCTCAGGCTCAGTGATATCGGGTTCCTCGTCGTCGCTTTGATGGACGTCGATTCTACCCCTTCCAGTACCCACGCGTACGGCAATTTGTTCGTAGATTACGAAGTAGAACTGATAGCACCCCGAGTTGGCGAGCGCACCCCGAAGTGCGCCCACTATGCCGCTCACGATATAAACCACACAAGTGTTACAACCAGATACCCACCGCTCTTCGGCGATCCCTTGGAACCAAACAAGAGGGATTACGCCCTTGGTGGGCCTGCCGCACACAACCCGAATTCAACGCTCGGCTTGGAACACACTGTACATTATGGAGAGTACGAGGAATTAGCAACCGGAAAACCAGTTGATACAAATGTGTTCGAGTTCAAAGAGCCCTTTTCAGGGTTGTTGCAAGTTACGCACCACAACGATGGGGCAGGCTATGTTCCAGAGATCTGGGTTAACGGAGTCAATGACTCCGGTTTCAAAGATCGCTGGGATTTGGTCGGCACTGAACATCCCATCAAGCACCCATTGGTAGATCGGATCCATAAGATCACCGATGGAGTGGCGCACACCGTAGCAACGTTTAAAATCGTGGCAGAGGCAGGTGAGGCTGTCGCCATTGGTCTTCGGAACGCTGTCACTACCGTCGCAGGTATGGCAGAGGTGCTGTTTACAGAGACCGGCCCGGAGCTTCTAGCTCTTATGGGTCTTCCTTAGTCACGGCGGACTATAATCGTCGCACCATGCATGTTATGTGTTGAGACTCCCTTTGGGGATTGCACATATTATGCGTGATGAGCGTGTCAAATCTACACGCAACCCCCGCACCACGAGATGCGGGCGTTAAACAGGTAGGGGCAGCCAACCCCCAGGGCTCGAAAGAGAACCATATTAGGCAGAGGGGCGTAACGGCCCAGTGAGAAGTTAGTACCCAGACATGCGAGTTGATCGTCCATGAATAGGCTTAAGCGAACCCGTATATAGAGATACGGTAGTACCCGAGGGGCCACCATCTGTGGGAATTCCTATTGCTGCTATCCCGTTGCGTCTAGATCACCTAATGTGGCCAGGATGTAGAATCCACACTGGATCCCGGTAAACCACTGAATGATATTTTCCTAAGATCGCAACATGAATCCCAACCGAAGAATATTGCTCCATCCGAAAACGCCCACGCTTGGTCTGTGGGGGCGTTCCGTGAGATGTAATCACAGAA